GCCGACCTGGTCATCCGCCATCCCTGCCCAACTACGAGGACGGCCGCGCGCTCCTGCGCCTGTTCGACTCGATCGCCCCCACGCTCAAGCAGCCTGTGCGCATCGCCTGAGCGCCTTTATTCGCGCGCTGTACAGGATTTCGTACCAACGCTCCCCGGCAACTCGACACACTCCCGCGCCATGGCCGTGTCTCCGGCCGCATCGCCTCAGCAACAGGAGCGACCATGGCCCGAGTCTCGAAGTCCCCGACCATCTCCCACGGTGCCAAGGGCACCTCGATGAAGCAGAACACGGCCGTCGGCTCGGGTTCGCGTCCCACGCCGTCGAGGATCAAGATCCCGACGAGCGCGCCGCAAGACCCGAAGACTCTGGGCCGCAAGACGCCGGGCGCGCTGAAGTAGGCCGGCCATGCGCATGCTGCAGGAGCCGCGCCAACGCGCGGATGGCTCGTGGTACTGGGGGAAGGTGTTCCGTCCCCGCGGTACGGCGGCGCCGTTCCTGCCGCGCCCGACCGGCTTCTCGCCCGTGCCGCTGCCGGCCAAGCGCGTGCCGCTGCTCGTGCACCTGGCGTGCAACGGCATCACGCAGCACGTGGCGTTCGGGGGCTGAGCATGCGCCTGCTGCCCGCCATCCTCGACCACTCGGCGCGCCTGCCGCTCGGGTTCTGCCGGCGCTACAGCACGCTGTCGAGGGCGGGCGGGCGCTCCGACTGGATCCTGTCGATGCCGGTGCTGCCGTGGTTCGCGCGCCGCTACAGCATCAACTACGACGACTACGCCGAGGGCTGGTGGCTGTTCCGCGTGATGCTGCTGGGCCGCGTCGATCCCTCGCGCGGCACCGGCTTCGAGCTGCACGTGCGCTGGGGCTGGGCTCCGATCCGCGTCACGTACGAGAACCGCGGGTGGCCGCTGTGAGCAAGCCCAACCCGCTCGCCAAGGCCAACGAGGTCAAGAAGACGCGCGCCCGCCGCGCCTCGAAGATGACCGAGGCCCTGGTCGCAGCCTCGGGCGAGACGCCCCTGCAGCACATGCTGGCCGTGATGCGCAACCCGAAGGTCGACGCCGACGTGCGCCTCGACGCCGCCAAGGCCGCCGCACCCTACGTGCACCCGAAGCTGCAGTCCATCGTCCACGAGGGCGGCGACAAGCCCATCCAGTTCACCGAGATCCGCCGCACCATCGTGCGCGCCGGGAGCTGAGCATGTCGGTGCTCACCATCCCCACGGCCGAAGTCTTCGAGCCGCTGCTCGCGCCCAGCCGCTACAAGGGCACGCGCGGCGGCCGCGGCTCCGGCAAGTCGCACCACTTCGCCGGCCAGATGGTCGAGGAGCACTTGGCGATCCGCGGCAACCTCAGCGTGTGCATCCGCGAAGTGCAGAAGTCGCTCAAGCAGTCGGCCAAGCGCCTCATCGAGAACAAGCTGCGCGAGTACAACCTCGGCCAGGCCGACGGCTTTCGCGTCTACGACAACGTCATCGCCACGCCTGGCGACGGCCTCATCGCCTTCAACGGCATGCAGGACCACACCGCCGAGTCGATCAAGTCGCTCGAGGGCTTCCGCAACGCGTGGACGGAAGAAGCGCAGACCATCTCCGAGCACTCGCTCAACCTGCTGCGCCCGACCATCCGCGCGCCCGGCTCGTCGCTCTGGTTCTCGTGGAACCGCCGGCGCAAGACCGACGCGGTGGAGAAGCTGTTCGCGCCCGGCACGCCCGAGGGCAAGAACGTCGTCGTCGCCAACTGGAACCACAACCCCTGGTTCCCGCCTGAGCTGGAGCAGGAGCGCCTGCGCGACCTGCAGCACAACCCCGAGCAGTACGACCACATCTGGGAGGGCGACTTCGCCAAGGTCAGCGCCGGCGCCTACTTCGCCAAGGACCTGATCGCGGCCAAGCGCGAGGGCCGCATCGGCCGCGTCTCGCGCGACCCGCTCATGACCGTGCGCGCCATCTGGGACATCGGCGGCACCGGCGCGAAGGCCGACGCGTGCGCCATCTGGATCGTGCAGTGGGTGGGCAAGGAGATCATCGTCCTCGACTACTACGAGGCCGTGGGCCAGCCGCTGTCCGCGCACGTGCGCTGGCTGCGCTCCAAGGGCTACGAGGACGCGCTGTGCATCCTGCCGCACGACGGCGCGCAGCACGACACCGTGCACGACGCCACGTACGAGGGCTCGCTCAAGGCCGCGGGCTTCGACGTCAAGGTGATCCCGAACCAGGGCACCGGCGCGGCCAAGCAGCGTGTCGAGGCCGCCCGCCGCCTGTTCCCGCGTGTGTGGTTCAACGAGGTCACCACCGAGGCCGGCCGCGAGGCGCTCGGCCACTACCACGAGAAGCTCGACCCGACGCGCCAGATCGGCCTGGGCCCCGAGCACGACTGGTCCAGCCACGGCGCCGACGCGTTCGGTCTCGGCTGCATCGCCTACGAGGAGCCGCGCCGCAAGGCCGACACCACCGAGCGCCGCGTGGTCACCACCACGGGCGCCGCGAACCTGGACTGGATGGCGTCATGAGCCCCGACCACGCGATCACCCCCGAGATCATCCAGCGCGAGATGGTGAGCCTGACCGACACCAGCCACCTGGCCAGCAAGGTCGTGGTCAGCCCGCCGACGCGAAATCACGAGGGCGTAGAGATCGTCACCATCGCTTTCACGTGCGACGACCACGGCGTGGGCATCGCGTGTTTGCCGATCCACCTGCTGCTATCGGTCGACGAGTTCTGCGATCGCGTGCTCGCGCCGCTGGCCGGCTGCTGGACATCGACCAGGCCGGTCGACGTCGCCACGATGGGCGAGCCGAAGGTGATCGCGCCATGACCACCACCGTGCGCACCCCCGACGGGCAGTCCGTCTACCACGTCCACGAGCACCACTTCTGGTCTCCCGTGCTGGGCGAGGACGCCGTGCGCGTGTCGATGTTCGACGACCGCGGCGGCGAGTTCTTCATGGTGGTGGCCGACCGCGGCGCGCGCGAGTACCGCCAGGCGCGGCTCGACGCTGCCGAGGCGATCGATCAGGCAATCCGTGAGGGCCTTGAGCCCGGAGAGGTGAGGGTGCTTCAGTGACGACCTACGTGCTTTCCAAGACGTCAGCTGCGGCCGCGACGGTTGCTGCTGCTCTCGCCGCCGGCCAGGCGCAGATCGTCAACCCGAGCGCGGGCCAGGCGCCGATCAACCCTCAGACGCAGACGTTCCACGCGGTCGTCAGTGGCACGAGCGGCAACGTCAGCGCCACGGTGCAGCCCTACGTCTCCAACGACGGCGTGAACTGGACGGCGTACGGCTCGCCCATCACGATCGCCTCGGGTGCGACGCCGCAGCAGGGCATCGCCAACGGCGCGGCGCCCTGGCAGTTCTACACCGCGCTCGTGTCGGCGCTGACAGGCACCGGCGCGCAGTGCACGGTGACGATGGGGGTCTGACCTCGTGGCCCAGGATCCGAGCATGCCCAAAGACGACGGCCGCGTGAAGCTGCCGCGCGTCGATGCGGCCATGAACAAGCTGCCGCCCGAGGACAAGCGCGGCGGCAAGGGCTCGGACGACGACAAGGAGCCCCTTGGCACCACCAAGGACGAGGCCAAGGACGCCGAGATCCTGGCGCGCATGCGAAAGCGCTTCGAGCGCTGCATCAGCGCGGAGAAGGACAACCGCACCGAGGCGCTGGACGACATCAAGTTCAAGGCCGGCGACCAGTGGCCGTCGACCACCAAGGCGATGCGCGAGGCCGAGTCGCGGCCCATGCTCACGATCAACAAGATCCCGACGTTCGTGCACCAGGTCACCAACGACCAGCGCCAGAACCGGCCGGCGATCTGCGTCTCGCCGGTGGGTGAGAAGGGCGACCGCGAGGCGGCCAAGCTGTACCGCGGCTGGATCCGCGCGGTCGAGCGCGACTCGGTGGCCGACATCGCCTACGACACCGGATTCGACGCCGCTGTCACCGCGGGCTGGGGCTACTGGCGCATCCTGAGCGAGTTCGAGGCCGAGGACTCGTTCAACAAGGTGCTGCGCATCAAGCGCATCCGCAACCAGTTCACGGTCTACCTCGACCCCGACCGGCAGGAGCCCGACGGCTCGGACGCGCAGTACGGCTTCGTGACCGAGATGATCCCGCGCCACGAGTTCACCGAGAAGTACCCCGGTGCCGACCCGATGCCCTGGACGCAGAACGGCGTGGGCGAGGACGCGAAGAACTGGGCCGACAAGGACAACGTCCGCGTGGCCGAGTACTACGAGATCAAGAAGGAGATGCGCACGCTCGTGGCGCTGTCCAACGGCCATATCGGCTGGAAGGACGAGCTGCACGCGGACGTGCTGGCGCAGATCTCCGCGGGCTCGATCACCATCGTCAGGAGCGCGAGGCCGAGTGCCTGAAGCAGACCCACTACGTCTGCACCTCCGTCGAGATCCTTGAGCGCGCGCCCTGGCCTGGCCGCTACGTGCCCATCGTTGAGTGTCTGGGCGAAGAGATCGACGTCCAAGGCAAGGTCAAGAAGATGGGCATCGTGCGCAACGCCAAGGACGCGCAGCGCATGTACAACTACTGGTCGACGGCCGAGACCGAGCTGATCGCGTTGGCGCCCAAGGCCCCGTACATCATGGAGGAGGGCCAGGTCGAGGGCCACGAGACCTCCTGGAAGCAGGCCAACCGCAAGAGCTTCCCGTACCTGCTCTATCGCGGCGTGAACCTCGGTGGTCGCCAGGCGCCGCCGCCCCAGCGCCAGCCGTTCTCCGGCTCGCCGCAGGGAGTGGTGCAGGCCAAGATGGGCGCCGCGCAGGACATGCAGGCCACCACCGGCATCCGCTTCGACGCGACGATGCACGAGCGCATGCAAGACGAGAGCGGCCGCGCCATCCGCGAGCTGCGCCGCTCGGGCGACCTGGGATCGTTCCACTACGTCGACAACCTGTCGCGCGCGCTGCGCCACACCGGCGCCATACTGATCGACCTGGCGCCGCACTACCTCGACACGAAGCGCTACCAGACCGTGCTGCGCGAGGACGACACCGAAGAGACGGTGCTGATCGACCCGAACGCGGACAAGGCCTATACGGAGACGCGCGGCCAGGACGGCAAGACGCTCAAGGTCTTCAACCCGAAGATCGGCAAGTTCGCGGTGACGGTGACCATTGGCCCCAGCTTCGCGACGAAGCGCATCGAGGCGGCCGAGTCGATGATGTCCTTCGCCAAGGCGCTGCCCAACACCGCGCAGCTCATCGCCGACCTGATCGCGAAGAACCAGGACTGGCCCGGCGCCGACGAGATCGCGCGCCGCCTGGCCAAGGCCGTGCCGCCCCAGTTCCTCACGCCCGACCAGAAGGACGTGCCGCCGCAGGTGCAGGCCGTCATCCAGCAGCTCGAGGCGCAGATCAAGCAGCTCTCGGCCGAGCGCCAGCAGCTCATGGCCGCGGTCAACGACAAGAACGCCGACCGCGCCGTGGCGCAGGACAAGGTCAACAAGGACTTCGAGGCCAAGCTGCTGCAGATCCTGCAGAAGGCCGACGACTCGTTCCAATCCCACGCCGGAAAGCTGGTTGACCAGCTGATGGCGGCCTCCCACGCCGCGAACGCGGCCGCCACCGGCGCGCAGCCGGGCAAGGAAACTCAGAATGCCTGACGCAACCGCTCTCACCATGGCCGACGTCCTGGGCAAGTCCGGGCCGGCGCTCTCCGCCACCTCGGACATGCCCGTCGCCTCGCCGGCGCCGTCTCCCGCTGCTGCGGAACCTGCATCCGCCACTCCAGCGCCTGCAGCCGCCCCCGCGGAATCGCCCGCCGCCACGCCGCCGCCCGCCGGCGAGCAGAAGGACGACACGCCGGCCTGGATGAAGGCCGAGATCACCAAGGAGCGCAACCGCCGGCGCGACGCGGAGAACGCCCGCGCGGACGCCGAGCGCAAGGCCGCCGAGGCTCAAGCGCGCCTGGACGAGGCCCTCGCGCGCATCCCCAAGCCCACCGAGACGCCGGCGCCGCCCGCCGACCCGCGCCCGTCGCGCGAGAGCTTCGACGACCCGCAGGCGTACGACGACGCGCTCATCGAGTGGTCGACGCGCCAGGCCACGGCCAAGACCAAGGAGGTCGAGGCAGCGCAGGCCAAGGCCGACGCCGAAGAGAAGGCCGCGGCCGCGCGCAAGGAAGCCGAGATGGCGCAGGTCGTCGAGATGCAGACGAAGTGGGGCGAGGCGCGCACCAAGGCCATCGAGCGCATGCCCGACTACGAGGCCGTCGCCGAGAACCCCGAGGTGCAGATCTCGATGGCGATGGCCAGCGTGATCACTTCGCGCCCGGACGGCCCCGACATCGCCTACCACCTCGGCAAGAACCCCGAGCTCTCGGCGCGCCTGGCCGCCATGCCGCCGCCGCAAGCCGTCTTCGAGATGGGCCTGCTGGCCGCGCAACTGCAGGCCGCCGCCAAGCCCCAGATCTCGGGCGCACCGGACCCCGTCAAGCCGGTGGGCTCGCGCTCGTCGGCCACGCCCAAGGGCCCCGAGGAGGAGTCCATGGAGGAATACGCCGCGCGCCGCCAGAAGGAGCTGAGCGCGGCCAAGACCCGGCACTGATTCGCAGTGCTGACACCGCCTCCCTGCCGCGGCCAAGGCAGGGCGTACCGCGCGATCGCGGGCTGCATTACCGGCGCAGCCGGGCTGAAAGGAACCACCCCATGACCACCACCTAACGCCGCGTTCGGCGGCAAGGAGCACCAAGTGTCCTCGCAGACTCTTCTCACGCCTCAGGTCATCAGCAAGGAATCGCTGGTGATCCTCGAGAACAACCTCGTCGCCGCCGGCAAGGTCAACCGCCAGTTCGAGAACCAGTTCGTCAAGATCGGTTCTTCGCTGACGATCCGCAAGCCCAACAAGTTCAAGGTGTCCAGCGGCCCCGCGCTGCAGATCCAGGACATCAACGAGCCGTCCACCTCGATCACCATCAGCAACCAGAAGCACGTGGACTTCCAGTTCACGTCGCAGGACCTGACGCTGACGATCGAGGAGTTCAGCGAGCGCTACCTCAAGCCCGCGATGGCGGAGCTGGCCAACCAGCTGGACTACGACGTCCTCACCAACTTCCAGAACATCCACAACGAAGTGGGCACGCCGGGCACGGTGCCCAACTCGTTCGCGTCGCTGGCAGCCGTGGGCCAGCGCATGGACGAAGGCGGCGTGCCTCAGGACGGCCGCGTGCTGATCCTGAACCCGGCCGCCTACTGGTCGATGGCCAACGCGCTGTCGACCCTGTACGTCCGAAGCGTCGCCGAGCCGGCCCTCAAGGGTTTCCTGGCCTCGATCGCGAACTTCGAGATCTACATGGACAAGAACATCCAGACGCAGACCGTGGGCGCCTACGTGGGTTCGGGCCAGGTCAACGGCGCGGGCCAGACCGGCTCCTCGCTGGTGACCAACAACTGGACGGGCACGGTCTCGGGCCTGCTCAACGTCGGTGACGTCTTCACGATCGCCGGCGTGTACGCGATCAACCCGCGCAACCGCCAGTCCACCGGGTCGCTGCAGAACTTCGTGGTAACCGCGCAGGTCAACTCCTCGAGCGGCGCCGCGACGATCCCGATCTACCCGGCCATCACCACGTCGGGCGCGTACCAGACCGTGAGCAACTCGCCGGCCAACGGCGCGTCCATCACGGTCAAGGGCACGGCCTCGAACGCATACGCCCAGAACCTGGGCTTCGTGCGCGATGCGATCGGCCTGGTGACGGTGCCGATGGAGCTGCCGCAGGGCGTCGACTTCGCGGCACGCGAGACCTACAAGAACATCTCGCTGCGGATCATCCGCGCGTACGACATCAACAACGACGTCTTCCCGTGCCGCATCGACCTGCTGTACGGCACGGCCACGTTCTACCCCGAGCTGGGCTGCCGGCTCACCAACTGACGGAGCGAACCATTCCATGACCACGACCCAGTCGCGAAAGCAGGTGCTGCACCAGGTGTTCGTCGAGACCCGCGAGGGCGACGCGAAGCCGGTGGGCCCGGCCATGTTGTCGGAGGCCGCGGAGCAGTTCGCCGCGGCCATCCGCGAGCAGATCGCGCTGGGTCGCGAGAAGGACTGGTTCAACCCGCACGTCGCTCAAGTCTTCAACCTCCAGTAAGGGGAACGCCTCATGACCTCCGTTTCGGCCGCACCGCGGCAACTCTCCGACGGCAACAGCCAGGGCATCCAAGTGGGTGCCGCCACCAACGTCAACACCGGAACCACCGACAAGGTGGGCTTCTTCGGTGCGACGCCCATCGTCCAGCCGACCTCGCCCGCCGGCAACACCACCACGGTCGCGGCCGGCTCGACCACCACGGTGTTCACCAACACCAGCTTCTCGGGCGGTGTGGGCTCGCAGGGCTACACGGTGGGCGACCTGGTCGCGGCACTGAAGAACCTGGGGCTCATCGCCTCGTAACCAGAGTGGGGGCTTCGGCCCCCGCCTCGGAGGAGAAATGCCCTTGCCCGCCCCATCGTCCGACTACGCCACCGTCGTTGTCCCGCAAGCGACGGCCGGCAC